CTGCCTATATGGTATTTCTGTAACGTCAAAGATGGAGAATGTAGAGTAATCTAGTCCTTGTCCCTCGGCCACATCTACACACATTACATAGGTGTGTTTAGGTTGTGGTAACTCATATATGTCCAATAAATCTCTACTCTCAATAGGATTCTTAATGGCCAATGATGCCAGTTTAGAACCAGCAATAAGTGTATTAGATGAACCTAGGAACTCACAACCAAACTCTTGGTCAAATTGTCTTTGACTAGTATTACGGATAGTTTCTTCTGCCCACTGGGCGTCTCTGCCGGGTACCATAGACCAGTGGATTTCAATAGGCACATAGTCACTTAACTTTTCAACGGCCTTTGTCCACATTCGGTAGAATAGGTTCATACCGTTTGGTGTAGAAACGATAATGACCTTGGAAGTTTTACCAGATGAAATGGTAGGATAGGTTGAGTTAAAGAACTCTTCGGCAATGTTATTAGGTACGAACGCAAACTCGTCAAGAAAGATAATGTTAAATGAGAAACCACGGACGGAACTGCCTGAGGTGGAATCTGCTAGAACTCTAGAACCGTTGGCAAGAAAGATAGAACCCTTGTTCCATTCCTTGATACCTTGTTTAAGAAACATAGGTAAGTATTCAAAGGCCAGTTTTAGTTTCTGTAACAACTCACGGGCCGTTGGCGCACGGTTAGCAAGGATGGCAATCATCATATCTTTGTTGAATAGGACTTGATGTAGAATATATGCTACTGATGTGGTAGACTTACCGACCTGCCGTGGTAGTTTACAAATGCTAAATCTATTCTCATGAAACTTTGAAAGCATATCTTTCTGAAAGTCCCACATCTTGAACGGCATTAGACCGTGGTCAACGTTAACAATCTTGATATACTTTGTGGAAAAGTAAACTGGGTCGGACTCACACTTGATATATTCATCAAGTTCATGTTGAGTAAAGGCGTGCCTATACTGTTCATTAGGTAGATTTGGATTATTCTGATATGTGTAAGGAGTTCGGGCCATCTTGCTCTTTTTTCTTTTTAATAGCATCCAACAATTCAGCCGCAGAACCGACGAATACGGCTTGTTCTACGTTGATATTGCCAGCGTCCGCACTCTTCTTACGTGGATCACTGTCAGGATCAGGACCTTTTAAGTCCTTTGTCATCTTCTGAACATTATATAGGTCCTTAGTCGTATCTGCCACCGTTTTAATTAGTGTAGAAACAACCTCATAACCTCTGGCACTTTCATTCTGTCTAGCAATCTGACTAATTTCTTCAATCGCATCATTACCTTTTACAATAAGGTTTCTGAGAACCCTTCTTGCTAGACGGTAATCATCTTCTTGGTCTTTATTGGTATCAATTGGTTCTTCTGGTTCCTCCGGAAAAGAGTAGGGAACTATTTCATTTCCCACATCTTTACCAAAGTCTACTTCTTTATTCTCTGGAACGTTATGTTCAATGCCTAAAGCATCTGACAAGTTTTTATCAACACCCATATTATATTCTCACTTAGGTTATTTTATAATAAATGCCAAATGCACCATCAGTCAATGAGTTAATAGAAACATTGGCATTGGCACCAGTAACACTTGTAGCATTTGCAGTATAACCGATACTCATATTTCTTTTAAAATTATTACTGGTATTAGAAATTGTGGTTCTAAACCCTGTTACGTTTATTATGATATCATTAGAAGTTGTTAGATTTGGATCCATACCTGTCATAGTTATAAATGTGTTCATCAATCCATTAGTATAAACAAACCTTTTATAATTGTTACTTGTAGGGCCTTTTTCCAATCCATATTCAGTAACACTTTCAAATTCACCTTTATAGTTTCTCAATGATATACAACTCACACACCCGCCGCCGACAACATTGATACTGGCATTCATTTCACCGTTGCTTCTGGTATACATTAGCAAACGACCTGAACCTGTATTGGCCAGTATATCCGTTGTATTTGAATATATTGATGACCAACCATTTGGTAAATCAGGTATAATTTTATTTTCAGTAACAACATAGGCAACTATAAGGTCATTACGACCACTAGTAGGATAATTAAAAGTCAGTGTTGGACTTGTTCCTTCTATCGCCGTAAAAGTAACGCCCAATACTCTTTTGGTACTGTTTATAGAAGATGTTACTTGCAACATTGTCATACTAGTATAGACCTGCACCGGAGATAATAAATGTATTAGGTCCTAGACATATAAGAGTTGCTAGTCCGTTTTCACCTAACATTCTATTACCTGTGTTTGCAGTACCAGCAAACTTTAATGTAACAGGTGAATTAGCAGCAATGTTGATCGTAGAAACAGAATCATTAAAGATACTGATAGTATTACCAGCAAAGAATATGGTGTTAGGAACAATAACAGATCCGCTCGTAACTCTAACCATTTTACCCGAATCGGTATTGGCCAATGTATACCTGACACCACCAGGTGTAAAAATTGGAATATCTCTAACATCACCTTTACTATCCGAGATTGAACTGGCACCAGTAATTGATCCATTAACAGTAATAGAACCGTTTACTGTCAGACTTGTGTTGGTCAGATAATATGATGAAGAATATCCTGCTAAGAAATTGGCGTTGTTTGATGTGCCGCTAAAGACAACGTTTCTAGTATTCTGAACGGCCGTATTAACAAGATTGTATGCAGAGTTCAAAGTAATGTTAAGTGTATTTGCTAAAGTATTAACAACATTAAGTCTGGTATTAACATTGAATAATAATGTATTTGTAGCATTGGCAAGGTTATATGCCGTATTTATTGTAGTGTTTAGTGTAATGACATTAGCATTGACTCTAATAGCTAGATCATATGCCAAGTTTGCCGTTAGATTGGCAACGTTTGCTCGATTATAAGCAAATACAGGATTACCTGATTCAACTGCAATTGAATTAGCAAAGTTAAAGGCCGCATTAGCAACAATATATGCACCAGATTGTGCATAAGTGGTAGCAATATAAGCATTAACACTATTGGCCATAAAGCCTGCATAGTTATTAGCCGATGTTACGGAAGTGTTAACATATGATCTAACACCGGAATCGGCTGTCGCTAAGGCAGAATTAACACTATTAGACATTGCTCCGGCATAGTTATTAGCTGCAATCGCTAAAGCCGAAGTATAACCATTAGAACTATTAGCCATAAAGCCTGCATAGTTATTAGCAGAAGTGGCATTCAAAGCAACAGTTGCTACTGTAGAATAGGAAGCAGCCATAGTAGCATTAACACTATTAGCCATGGCTCCAGCATAGTTGTTAGCTGACAATGTAGCATTAGTGATAAGAGAGTTTGTTAGATTAACTCTTGCAAATGCGGCAGTAGCATTAATAGAAACACCATTTGATCTATCAAAGGCAGTATTGGCAATAAAGTATGCCATATTTGCTGTATTATACAAAACCGGATTGACATAATCTACATTACCTAATGTAACATTACCTAAAATAAGTAAGTCACCGGTAATAGTACCGCCTGTTATAGGAAGAGAACTGTTTGCTTTGTTAAAGGCTGCATTAGCCACGATATAAGATGTGGCAAGAGTTACATTGAGAGTATTTACTAGAGTATATGCCGAGTTAACTCTGATTCCGAGATTATTAGATGATGTAAATGCTGCCGCTGTTCTGACTGTAGTGACGGTCAAATTAGCATTTACTGAATTGGCATAATCAAATATTACATTGGCAAAATTAATAGTTGTATTAACTCTGCCTTGTAGTAGATAGATTCCTAGATCGGAACGTGTTTGTAATTCATCATGGGCCACAAGATTATTTGCATGATGATAATATAGTTCGGAAAAGTTATTGTTGGTCTTATTTGCCGCTACTCGGAGTGTATCACCTGTTCCGTCATTAGCAACCGTACCTGTAAAGATTTCTTCTCTTGCCATTGGCCTACTCTGTTTAAATGGTTTGGTCTATTTATTAAACTTTACTCTGTGATATCTATGGTATATCCATAGTCATCTTCTGGTTCCGCATCTATAGGATCCGGTCGTATTCTAATCGATGATAATAGTTCCGGACTAACATCAAAAGAACTTATCTGGCATGTTCCGTTTGTAGAGACTGCATGTAGTATAGAGTTTGCTTTAAATTGTCCTTGAACGGCACCCAGTTTTAACTTTCCTAAATTTGAGTTATAATTTATAACTATACCATATGCATTGGCCGTTGACATATCTTTACCAGAAAATACAAAATCTTCTGGTTTGAATGTACCATTAGCATTGATAACATTTAGTTTCGTTATGTATCCTGATTTTAATGAAGGATCGTTATAGATATTGGCGTAAACGGTACGAATGATCTTTGGATAACTGATTGGTCCGTAGTAATACATTTTCATTGTAAAGTTTAACGTCCACATAACATAACGCACGGAATCAAAGTTACCTTCATATTGTATATCATTGGTAACCGAATTAAGAATAACAGGAACATCTTTGATGAATCCTAGATCAGGAATCATATTGGTTGCTACTGTGAAATCTGGATTAAAGAAAGGTAAAATCTGCTCTACAATATGTGTACCGTCATCAATGTTTCTGGCATAGATGTTTAGAGCAAATGTGATATCATAAGGAACACCCATATATGATGATGTAACACGGGATGTGGTATTTGCCTTTGATGCTCTTAGTAGAGAGTTTTGCTTTCTAGTGGCATCATAAGATATCCCAGTAATTTCAAATGACAGGCGTGGTAATACAACCTGAACCTGTTTCATCAAGTCTGGGTCTGAAAAGATACGAGTAACCATCTTTTCTTTTGGTGAATAGATGATAGGAACTCTAAAACGGTCGACCTCTTTACCAGTTGTATTATTCTTTCTGATGACAAAAATATCATCAAACAATCTTCCAAATAATACGACAGCCTTGCGGGTTAGTTGATGGTAAAAATGAGCGTTATTTAACATTATGGAGTACCAAATGGGTTAAGTTCGGATAGATCAAGTATGAGAGTAGCACCTTCATAAAAATCTTTATTGTTGCTTAAATCATACTCGTTATAGTCGGACAATGTATCAATACCTTCCGAACTTATAATTGTTTTGTATATAGCATTTGTGGTATTAGAATAAACATTAGAATTGGCAGTAAATGATCCTTCAACATCATAAAGTAACATCATACCATTAGCCGCATACCATTCTTTAATTTTACCGGAAGAAGTATTATTGGCCCAAGTTCCGTCGGTTGATTGATAGACGGTCTCACCGTCAATGAATGTTCCTGTACCGGATGTGTTAAGAGTAATTTTAATCGTATAGGCATTCTCTTCTTCTACCGAATCGATTGCTTCAATACCAGTATCAATCTCTTCTTCACTATAACGGAACTGTTCACAACGCATTTCATAGACATAAGGCAATCTCTTGCCTAGTGAAAAGAACATCAAGGTTTTATCGATAAACTTAATTTCAAACATGCGGTGCATTAAAGGTACATAAACCAGATCACCTTCTTGAGGTCTTTCTCTTAGTGATGATGGAACAATTCTGGCGAAAGACCGACGTGACAGAACGAAATTGGAGGAATCTCTGATCTCTAGACCAAACTTGGAGAAGAAATCTTTATCACCTTCAAAACCTTCAACATTGACAAGATATGCTTCAATGAGATAAGCATGTTTGAATTTAACCTTGGTGGATTCACCAAAGATCATATCTACATTATCAAGCGCCTCTCTAGGAATATAGTAGACATTATGACCCATAATCTGGATGCTTTCAACAATAACATCTTCCATGAGCATATGTTCATTGTTAAATCTATTTTGATCTGGGTAATTGTTGAAGTATCCGTTAACTGCCATATTATCCTACAAGAAATATTGGTGGTTGTTCGTAAGTGTTTCTAATCTCTGCTTCGGTTTCTACAATCTCTTTAACTGCTTCGTCAAAGATTTGTTGACCGTTCATGGTGATGCCACCTGGTAATTGCATACCGGCAAACTTCTTCATGTTCACACCCCATTGTTTTTTAACATAGGCGGTGCATAACTTTTTTAGCATACGGTCATTCCATACCTTTGTATATGCATCAGGGTCGGTAATAACCATTGCTTCAACAACCATCCATTCACCAACATCAACGTCTGTTGACCATGCTTGGTCGACATAGAGGCGATTATTAATCTTATTGAAACGGATTGGTGTTTGACCAGAAAAAAGCAAATCTAGAGTGGCCAAATGCTGCATGGTTAGTGTATAGTTGGTATAAGATGT